CGATAATCTCTTCTGCTGTCATTGCCTTTTCCATATATGCATCTAGGATTCTTCTTCTCCTATCAACCTCTAGGAGGTCGTCAAGGGTCTCGTCCGTGTTTATCTCCACATCGGTTCCATTGAGCGTAAGCTTTAATTCTCCTTCTGCTGTCATTCTATTATTCGTTTATCTGTTCACTTATCTATTCCAAACAGCCAAAAGCCAGCTGTCTATTGCTCGCCTTTCGCTTTGAGGGCTTGCCAGCGGGCGGTCGTGGTCGGGATAGCTGTGTACAACTCTTGGAAGAGACGGTAGACCTCGTCATAGTTACCGTCGTTGTAGGCTTTGGTTATGGCGACCTCTGCCTCCTCCATACGCTTGTTCGGTATGTAGGCGATGATGGGGTTCTCCGTCTCGCCATCTCTCATCGGAGCGAGTATGCGGAGGTCACGGAGTTTGATGAAGTAATCGTTTAGCGTGCCGTCTGGCTCTACAATCATCTCGCCCCACATCTTGATTCTCTCGTTCTCTACGTCTAGTTGCTCTGGAGCAATAGCGAGGGGCATATTGGGCTTCCCAGTCTTATGGTCTTTATACATGAAGCTCCCTGCACGCTCCACGACCTCTCGTGGGGTGGGTATCTGGTCGTCTGTCGTTGTTGTGTCGGTTGCGTTGGTGACTTTCATTGCGTTGTTTCTTACGTTGATGTAGATCATTGCTCCCTTATCTAGGAGCTTGCTCTCTGTGGGTGTCTGCTTGGGTGTGCAGGCGGTTAGTAGGATAGCTCCCAGTAGGAGCATCGTGTAGGTTACTCTCTTCATAGCTGTATCGTGTTTGTTGTGTGATGCAAATATAGGCAATCTAGTTGTAACCTCCTACTACGTTGTCTTGAAAGCTACGTAGGAGAAGCTGTGCTTAATCGATACGTTGCCCGTTGTGACGATGCGGACGGCAAAGCTGTTAGCCTCTATCGCATCGATGCGTGTCGTAAGGCACTGCGTGTGGTTGTTGTTGGATAGTCCGTATACCTGCAGAACGGGGATGTATCGCTTATGTCCGATGCTGTGGTATACTCGATAGAAGTCTGCATTGTAAGCTCTGTAAGCTTGTGCATAGGTGTAGCCTTGTTGCTTAGCCTTTGCCCCAAAAGAGTTTATTTGTCCGCCTCCCTCATCAAACGTCGCTCCGCAGAGTGGCACGCCTGGCATGTCGATTTCGTCAGCCGTCAGCTTGTCGATCTTGGCACCGCCCTTGATGCGGACAAGGTAGGGGTTGGGGAATGGGAGAGGCGTATCAATGGACGATATTTTCCGCATATATTCTTTGCGGTAGTCTACGTCGAAGTATCGATCGGGCGAGCCGAAGAGTCGTAGCCCGCTCTTGGTGAGGACGCTCTGCTGGGCTCCCGTGTCGTAGCGTCTGCGTACTCGTAGCCCCGTGACGCTGGCGGCTTGCCCGCTCGTGGGATTGACCACCGCAAGGCGCACGATGTGGTTGCCAGCCCGTACCACCCGCTCGTAGGTGAGGTTGCTCGCCTCGTAGGGGGTATACTCAACTTTGAAGTTACTGCCACCCTTAGCGTCTGTGTACGTGGTCTTACCTTGCCACTCAGCTAGCGTCACCCCGTCTAGTGTGAGGCGGAGCCACGACAATCCGTAGACCGCCACGTTGACCTTGTCGAGGTTAATCGTCAGGCGGGTGCCGTCATTGTCCACGCTTATGGTGCGCTGGTAGCCTGCGTTCCTCGCTGTGAGGCTAACGGAGCTAACGGATACGGGCGTGTCGTCTAGCCGTGCCTGCGAGAGGAAGGTATCGATAAACACGCTCTCCTCGGCTCCGATAGAGAGATAGGGGTCGCTGGTCTGTGAGGTGCGGAAGTCTATCTGGTCACCTGCAAAGTAGAGGTTGCCGATGTGTCCCGTGCCTGCGTGCGTTATCTCGACTTGCTCCCGCTCGTTAGGGGTGCCAAAGCCCGTGATGCCTGCCTTGAGGACGGCAGGTAGTGCATTGCTGGCGAGGTAGGCTGAGACGGTCTGATTGTCACCGCTGAGAGCTATGTATCGTTGTAGAGTCAATCCCTCTAGTGTGCCGTTGCTCCCGCTCTTGAGCGTTTGGAGCGAGTACGTTAGATAGCCTAGGTCTCGCTTTTGCTCGGTTGTGAGCGACCGCTGGTCGAGGTCGTCCAACTTAGTGTTTGCCGTGTCGAGGTCTGTGCGTGCCTGGTCGGCTGTCGTCTTGACCTCATCGATGCGGTCGGAAAAGGGTGTCACCTTCGTGGTGACCTCGTCTCCGAGGAGCTGGCGGAATTGTGGATTGTTTAGTACCGCCCCGGGGCTGGGGCTGTGTCCTGGCTCGCCCTTAAGCGACACGTCCCTGACTAGCTTACCGTCTGCTACTAGTCTGTACTGCTCGTCTAGAGAGAGATTTGGCGTGTGTCCTGCCTGCCCACGTGAGGGGTACTGCGTGGTGAGGTACTTGCTATCCTTGACGCTCCACACCTGCCAATAGCCGTCCTTGTCGATAGTCAGCGGGTGTGTGGCTAGGTCTTCGAAGCTCTTGTCGGTGGCTTTCTTGTGGCTCTCTAGCTGGCTGAAGAGCTGGGGTATATCGCCCTCGTTGGGGTCTAGTAGCGTGCTAGCGAGCGAGGTGAGGCTCGTGCTTACATTGCTGATTCTGTCGTCTAAGTCCTCGGGGGCGGGCGTCCAGTCGGTTGCTACCGTGCCTCGCTCGAGCTTCCAATCGTCTGCGAATTGTACCCAATCGCCTACAACTCCGTAGTCTCGATTGGGTGATTGAGCATAGAATAGTGAGCTCGCCTCAATCGTCCTCTTGAATGATATGGACACTCTCTGCCAATCCTCAGTTATGGTGCGGACAACTTTTGATATGCTCGCTTTGTTTGGAAAGTCCGCATTTACTCCAAACTCAAATGTGCCACGACCTCGAACGCTAAACGATAAGGTGTACTCTCCTAGCTCCTGTTTCAAGTCTATAGTCGTATATGCCGCTAAATTGTTAAGCCACGTCCAAGAGTTCCACTTGTCTTTCGCAACAATGGTTATCTTCATCTCCTTGTTGTCTATTGTCAAAGACTTAGAGGTGTCGCTGCCGAACCATAGCTTATTAAAGTATCCTGCCCGTATTAGATTACGTCCCCCCACTCGTGGGGTGTCTTGTGATGTGATGCGTGCGGTGTATTGGAGCATAGGGGTGTGGATTAGAGGTTAGAGATTAGAGGTTGGAGGGTTGGAGGGGGAGCGGAGACACGCTCCGCCCCTTTGTTGCTAAAATGTGCGGTTGAGCTCGATATTGTAGAAGGGTGGGGTGGTGCCGTCCTTGACGAATTGCTCTTTGGAGACTTTGCACACTAGCCCCGTTATGGTTTTCTCTATGGGGGCTGTCTTGCGCCCCTTGTTGATTGTCCACGTGAGCTTGCCCCTCGCGGCTATCGTTTGCTCCTTGCCAAAGTTATCGTACACATGAGCTGTATGGACGATTACGGGGGTGCCGTTGTCACTTTCCCCATCGACGATGGCGCCATCTTTGATGTAGCCTTTGGTGGTGACGACGACCTTATATTGTCGGTCTCTTTCGGCAGCTTTTCTTCGCTCCTCTTCCGCTTTTCTTTGCTCCTCGGCAAAATTCTTGCCGAGCTGGTCGAGTCCGCCATCTGTGCCTTTGAGCTTTTTTACGAGGTCGTCAATGGCTTTCTGCTTGTCGCTGGAGTCATCGTCTATAGTTTTTTGACGCTGATTGTACTTCTGGAGGAACTCGCTATGCTGCTGGAGTGCTAGCACGCCATCATTATCAATTACCTTGAGCCACTTATAGGAGTCTGCGGGGGGGTTCGTCACGAAGCGGTAGGAGACGCCTCGGTCTTTCTGCCCCTCTCCTATGACGGTGCAAAGGTCGCCAATGTGCCACTCGGGGTTGTCGCTAGCCTCCCAAGGCTGTTTGAAGGACTTGAGTTCGGCTAGGGTTTTGTATTCTAGGGGTGCGGGGGTTCCCTCGGCTGTCCAATGGGATACCTCGTTGTTGATGAGCGTCTTTACCTCCTCAAGTTCGGAGCCTAAGACGAAGGAGGGGATCTTCTTGTCTATAGCGCTCTTCCAATCTTTGATGTCCTTGAAGTCGCTCGCCTTGAAGCTATCGAATGTTGAGGTGTCTAGCTTATTGCCGAGCTTATCCACTGCGTCTTTGATTCTCTTCTCCTGCTCGTTGAGCTTGTCGCCGTGGTCTTTGATGTCTCCCTTAGCTGTGTCGAGGGCTGTCTTGATGTTGGTTATTTCGCCAGAGGAAGAGTCTGTGAGCTTTGTGATTATGTCCGTAAAGGCCTTGCTACTCTTCCAATTGGTCGGCTTGATCGAGCCGTTTTTGATCCCCTTGCGGATCGCCGCGAAGTTGTCTTGGATCGATTTGTCATAGCCCGTGATTGCTCCCGCAAACTGCTCGAGTACATCGAGGTTGCTGAGGATAGCTTCTCTGTCGGTCGAGTCGGTGATGAAGCTCTGCCACTGTAGTACTTGGTTCGTTGCCATAGTGTATTGGGGTTTTGATTGTTAATGTTCTAAAGTATTAATAGCGTCGATAATTTGCTTGCGCGGGATCTTGTATCCCACGGTGCAGGAGGTGATGAAGTCGTTACGAGTGATGACGACCTCGGCGTCTCCACGGTGTCGGTTAGCCCACTCCTCATCGGATAGACCCGTGCGGTCGTGCCTCTCGGGGTTGATGCGGTACCACTCGGGTGTGACTAGTCGTGCTGAGCGTAGGAGCTCGTCTGTGTAGTCTGTCCCCGTAGGCGTATGTATGACGCGGCACTGTATGACGTACTGGTCAGTGTCGCTCTTGAGTATAGGCGCTCCGATAGTGCATGCCTCGATGCTGTACTGTTCAGAGAGACGCTCCACGGAGCCCGCCATGACTTCGAGTGCCTCCGCTTGACTGCCCAGCGTCTTGCCGTGTTTCTCTAGCTGGCTCGTGAGCTTGTATATGCTGTCGTCTAAGTCCTCGGGGGCGGGCGTCCAGTCGGTGGCGATGGACCCCCGCTCGAGCTTGATGTTGCGGACTGCAACCATATCAATAGTGCGACCATTGGCTGAGCTATAGTCAGTAAACCAGCCGTAGATTGGGTATTTGCTCGGGTCTATGTCGAGCTTGATTGTGTACTCTTTATGATGCCACTCGCCGTCACGCACTACGTTGGAGTCCCAAAAGATGTTTTTGTTCCCAGCATAAAAACATGTAATTCTAGGCGATGAGGCTTTATCTTCGGGGCTTATCTTATAGTCTAGCGATAGCGTGTAAGTGTTGTCTCCTTCACGAGGTTGTAAAGCGTCAAGCGGTATTTTATAGGAACTAGTTATGTCCCCGATGAAGTATTCTTTGCGAAAGAGATTTCGCCCCCCGACCTTGATTTGCTTGTCCATCTCCTCAGCCTGCTTGACCGCCTCGGCTACTGCCTGCTGTTGGCTTGTGGCTAGCTGGCTGGGGTCAACGTAGCTCCCTGCGGGTTGCTTGCTGGCGAGTGCCTTAGCGAGGTCGCCAGTCCTCCACTGACTGAACTCTCCGCTGTCGAGCTTGCCCCGCAAGCCCTCCTCGGCTGCCCCGAGCCGCTCGGAGATGTCGGTCGATGTGACGGCTAGGCTGTCGAGTGCGACGTCTCTATCGTTGACGGCTGAGACGATGCCACGGCTCTCGCCCTCTAGTTCGCGCCTCAGTGCCTCTAGGTCGCTCTGCGAGACACCGCGCCCCTCCCTATTGCGCTTGGGGTTGCGGGACTCGCGCCTGATAATGCTGTACTGGTACTCTTTCATTTTGTGCGCTCTATGTATTTGGCTGAGTAATTGACGGGCTTGATTTCCTCAATGGTTAGGTGACTAGTCTCGCTCAGTACGTCCCAATCGCTCTGAGTGACGAGGAACTGCTTATCCTCGTGGCGTATGACGATACGCTCAGGCGGTGCATAAGAGCCACTGATGCGGTTGCGCCTCGTAGCGTAGTGCGTGTACTGCTCAGCGATGAATAGCTCCTCTAGCGTACCTGAGAATGAGCCACAAGTCAGCTTGCCACGTATTGGTGGCAGCGTCACTATCGGGCTGAGCTTCTTGCCTGAGGCTTTTTCCCAAAGGCTGGTGAGCCACCCTTTGCGCTCTTCCTCTCGTAGGGTGCGTAGTAGGGTGCGAGAGATAGCAGGCAGGGCTGGCTCGGTGCTGAGTGCGAGGTCTTCTTTGCGATGCTCGAATGCTCGGTCGTTGAGCGTGGAGGCTAGGACTATCTCTTCGCCCTTCTCCTCTTTCTCGTCTCTCCGTACTAGCTCTAGCTTCATATTGCGCAGGAGGAAGTAAGAGACTAGGTTAGCGAGTCTAGCTACAATTGCTATAGCGGTCTTGGTGCTGTCGTTGTGGCTGCTCTCAGTGATAGATACTGAGCCGTCCTTGTTTCGTCCGCTCAGTTGTTTGAATCGTCCGCTGAGTGCAACCCTTATAGGTGCGTTTGTGACGGGTGGTATGGGTAGCGTGAGGGTGTCGTTGTGCGTAGCTCGTGGTAGTGCTTTGAGGAGTGCTGGTAGCTCTATCGGTGCCATAACCTGTTGCCAATAGTAGTTGCGTGTGGGCTTGCACCAAGAGCCGTACTTGATACCTAGGTAAGGGATATATAGGGGTGCGCTACTCTTGTCCTTTGCGACCCACATCGTCTGAAAGGCAAATGTGTCTCCTATGGACTTACCCTCGGGGCTGTATATGCTGTCCCACACATTGACTAAGCGGTAGTCGCCACAAGTTACCTCAGCCTCTAGGAGCAACTGCTTGACCCCTTGCGTGCGGTCGGCTCGCTTGCGAAATCTTTCGATAGCGTAGCCGTCACTAGATATGTTGCTGATAGCAGCCCTTGGAGCTTCAAACTTTGGGTCTCTTTGGAATGGGTTGTAACCGTTATCTATGAGCATCTCCAAAGATAGGGCGATGAAGTACTCGCTCGCTGTTGCAAGGTCTATCTGTGGTAGGTGAAACTCTTCCGTCCATATTGGTGTAAATGTACTGGCTGGTGCAAAGTCTGCTACTTGTGGGTACCCACTCGTGAGGCTCCAAAAGTCTTCGTACCCTTGTCCTAAGTCGTAGGGTATGGTAAGTGGATTGCAGACGACCGCCACCCCACTATCATTCGTTGATACGCTCCCGCTCTTGGTGCGGTAAGCGTTGTAGTTGCATCTAGGTGTGCCGTCAGATAGTTCTTTTGGCTTAGATAGTCTAGCGCTGTGAGTTACGGAGCAGGCGGTGACGGGGGTCACCTTGTCGTTGAGGTCGATGAGGTTTATATCGCGTCCCTCTATGCTGGTCATATCGGGCTCGTCTAGATTGGTGTCTAGGTCTGTGTCTACGGTGAGGGTCAGGCGGTTGTACGTCTCTGTCGTCTCTATGGTCGCATCGTCACCTCTCGCCTCTAGTAGCGAGTACTGCCTATCATTCGCCAGCGTCTCGTGGTCAGCTAGCGTGTAGTCACCCGTTGCCGTCTGCCACAAGTGCAGGTTGAGCGCTTTGAGTACGTCCTCTAGTATACTCATCACACCTGGTTCGTCCTCGGGTCTATCCTTGTCACTATGCCAGTGACTAAGGTCGATAATGGCGTCGCAGATATTACCAGTAGACACACTCTGCGTATCGGTAGGGATACGGCTTATCTCCTCACGGCTAACGCTAGAGAGCAGCCCGTTATCAATGACTAGATCTATCTTGGAGTTGTCTATGTGTAGTACTTGACTCAGGCTAGCTAGCAGGTTGTGCGTGCGGGTCGTGGTGCGGATCGTTAGCTGCCCTGGATTGTCGGGATAGATTGCGTCGATACACTTCTGCACAAAGCCCTTGATGGTGTAGACCGTGCGCTCCCCACAAGCGTCTGAGAGACGAGTACGTCCCAGCACCCCAAAGTCGGAGAAGACAAGGTCGGTAGCGTACCCGTCACGATAGCTGTACGGCTCGTGCCACTGCTCGCCGTCTAGCATACCACGCCAGAGGACTGTATTGTTGCGTCTGAGACGACAATAGACCTCTCGGTCGTTGCTGGAGGCTAGAGACTCAAAGATGCGGTCGCTCTCGCTGTATAGCGATACGTGGAGCTGACCAGCGTGCAAGCCGTGCGTGATGCTCTTGCCACTGGTAGCCGTGGATACAACGAGGCTGTCGGCTATCATCTTGACCTCCTCTAGGTCGTGCTGGGGGTCGTAGCTGTAGATGACTAGCTCTATCGGGTCACCACTCAGCGTGTAGGTCTCGGATATGTAGATTGGTCTCAGGTTCATCGTTTACTCTGTCTTTTCTCGTTATGTATGCTCGCCACGAGGTCGCGCCCTCTCACTCTCAGCTCACCCGTAACGGTCACCTGTTGCGGAGTAGTCGTTGCGTTGCGACCCTGAAAACCTTTGGCGAGGTCTTGAAGCCACTCTTGGTGTTCGCTAGTGAGGACTCGCTCGCCCTTGTTGACTCGTATCAGCGTGCGGTCACCTGTTGGCGAACCAAAGTCCACGAGACCACCCTCAGCAAAAGCGCCTAACCCCTTGACACCTTGTATCAGTGCCGTGTAGCCTGCTATCTCAGCGGCTGCGAGTGCTTGACCGCCAGGGAGTAGAGCGTAACGTGCGGAGATGATAGCGGCCATCTCGGCCATCTTAGCACTCTGCACTGCTTGAGAGGTTGCCACCTCGGCAGCACCTACTGCTACGGAGGTCGCCTCGGTCGCCTGCTTGGCTGTATCTAGTGCCTGCGAGGTGGCTGTTACCGCTTGGATAGTCTCGCTTAGCATCTTAAAGGTGCGTATGAGCGATAGAATGCTATCGATGATGCTCACGATAGACGAAAAAGTCGCAAAGAGCTTCTCCAGCCCGCTAGCGTCATCGTCCTCAAAGACATTGCGCAACTGCTTGAAAGCTCTCGTAGCTCCTCTCGTGGCACTCGCTATACTCTTGATACCTTGGTAGGTCTGCGTAAAGCGTTTCTCCCGTAACTCTGAGAGGTCGTTCTGTATGGTCTCTAGCTTGATGAGGTCTTCGAGGGACTTAGCCTTTGCCTTTGCGTTGGTAACCAGTTGCTCCGCCTCTGTGCTACCTAGCTTGACTGCCTCCTCTAGCTTCTTGATGTAGTTCTGTAGGAGCTGGAGGTCTTCTTGCTGTATCTGTAGCTTGCTCTTCTTGTAGTCGTAGCTGGTATCTCTCGCCTCTAGTTCGGGTGTGGCTATATGCTCCGACCGCTTAGCTCGTAGGCGCGCCACCTCCTCCTTTTGCGCTTCTGTGAGGTCGTTCTCAGCGGATAGGCGGTTGGTCGTGTCGGTGAGGAGCTGTGCCACGAGGTTGTTGTACTCCTCTAGCGTCAGCGTGCCGTTCTCTAGTCGGTTCGTATAGCCCGTCAGCGTGCTGTTGTGGTCGGATAGAATCTTCTCGTAGGCACTCTGCTCAGGGATAAGCCGTGCGGTAGCGTCCTGCCAGGAGGGTAGGGACTTGGCACCCTCGCCACGTAGCTTGGCAACGGTGTCAAGGTAGCTCCGTGCCGTGTCGCTCTCTGCCTTGCGGAGCTCCTCAGCACTGATACGTCCCGCCTTGTATAGGTTGCTCGCCTCTTGTAGGCTCTTGCGGTACTCCTGCTCTGCCTCGGCTAGCGGGTCGGTCTTGGTGGCGGTTGTCCTGCCACCGCCGCCGCTTCGTCTCTTGCTAGTCTCTTGCTTTAGCTCATCTTCCTTGGCTTTTAGCTCTTTCTCTAGCCTGCGCTGTTCCGCTGAACCAATAGGGGCGTTCTTCCACCTTTGAGTGAGGTCTTGCACCTCTTTCTCTAGGCTGGCGATAGTATTCTTAACGTGGTCATCGGAGGAGGTAGCGTCATCGATAGTCTTCTTGACCTCCTCCTTGAAAATTCCTAGGCTCGCCTCGTCTAGGAGCTTCTGACGGTCGTCTCGTATCTGTAAAGCTCTTCGATACTCGACAGTAGGCACGTCGACGCTCTCTTGGCGATAGAGAGTATCTCCCTTTCTAGTTAATGGAAAGCCTAGAAAGCTCTTGTCCTCTGTGCTAGTGTATGCTACGTATCTCGTCCCCTTTTGAGTGGCTTTCTTCTCGCCTGTCTCATACAGCGCAACTTCTTTCTCTGCATCTGTGACGAGGTCGGTCAGAGCTTTCACCTTAGCTTCTTGTCTGAGTAGCTTGATACGCTCCTTGATAGCATCGTTTATCTCGTCTTGCGTGGATAGTTCGGTGCCAAGCTTGTCGTTGATTTGCCCTTGTACTTTCTTGCGCTCCTCTTCGGTCAGCTTGGTGTCGGTGAGTAGTCGCTGGAGCTTCTCTAGCTCGGTTATCTCGGCTGTTCGGGTTGCTTCAGTGATGGCTTTGTTGACTTCCTCCTGCGCCTCCTTGACTGCGTTCATCTCTCGCCTTAACGTGCGAAAACGCTCGATGACCCACCCGATAGCTCCAAAGATAGCTCCAAAGGCCATCGCAGACATTGCGGAGCGGACAGCCGTCTTGATACCTGCCCATACGTCTTTGACCATCGTCCCAAAGGCTGACCAACGTCCTTGGCTCTGCTTGAGCTGTAGCTCCTCTTCCTTAGCTTGTATCTCTAGGGATGCTTTCTGCCTGCGCTCCTGCTCTGCTGTGCGAGCTTTGTCTAGTGCTATCTGCTGGTCGGTGACCTCCTCGGAGAGTCGCTTGCGCCTATTGGCGGTGTCTTGCTCCACTTGGAGCTGGCGGTTTGCTAACTCGACCTGCGCTTTGGCGGTGCGCTCGGCTAACTGCTGATTGGCGCGTGCGTACTGCTCGTCACGCTTGAGCTGTGCTGTGCGTAGCTGGTCGTGCCTACGCTTCTCGCGCTCGGTGGCGGTTGCATTAAGCTTGTCGCAACGCTCGTTGATACGGGCGACCTGCTGTGCGTATCGCTCGTCTATCTGCTGGAGACGTGCTTTGTGGCTCGCCTCGGCTGTCTCGATGCGCTTCTGACGGGTCGCTATATAGGAGAGGTCGCCTTTCTTGGGCTGTACGCCAAAGAGTGCGTCTTGTGTGTCGTAGAGCTTGCCCTGCATCTTGGCTTCGGCTTGCTCGTAGGCTTGTACACTCTCCTCGTAGAGGGCTTTCTCCTTGGCTATGTCTGCTTGGAGGGCTTCGACCTGCGCTTTCTTGGCATTGGTTATGTTGCGAAATGTGCGGGTTATCTTACCCCCAAAGCCCGCTCCCGCAATAGCTCCTGCGAAAGCTAGAAAATGGTCTTTGAGTAAGCCCAAGAGACCGCTAACAGCATCGACGGCTGTCTTAAGCTTGCCCGTGATGTCCCAATCGACAACTAGCTCACGTAGGCGGTTGCCAAGTCTCGTGTACGAGGTCTCGAGGTTGTCTACATCAGGCGCGCCGCTCAGCTCTTTGAGCTTCTGGACGAAGACCTCCATCACCTCGGCTGAGTTGATAGCTCCTGCTTTGAGTTTCTGCTGGAGGGCGGCTACAGAGCCATCGGTGCCGTACTGCTCACCCACGGCTCGTGCCATGGCGGTCATAGCGGTAGGGATACGCTCGCCCAGCTGTCGGCGGAGCTCCTCGGCACTGACTACGCCCTTGCCCATCATCTGCTCCACGGCGAGGAATGCGAGGTTGGCATCGGAGGCGGAGAGACCAAAGGCACTGACAGATTGCGTCAGCCCTTGGAAGATGTTCTTGACGGTGTCTATCTCAACGCCTGCACCTCGTGAGGCGGCGAGGAACTTACCAAAGCTCTGCTCTAGGTTGTTGATGCTCTGCCCGTACTTGTTGCCTAGGTCGGTTATCCACTTCTCGCTCGTGGCGAACTCCTGCATACTACTGCTGACGTTCTTCAGCGTGATGCGGGCGCGGTTGGTCTCACGGGCTACCTCTTTGAGCTTGCCTATGAAGCTCGTCATAGCAAAGGCACCGCCCGTCAGAGCTACAAAGAATGAGGAAACTTGCAGGCGCAACCCCTTGATAGCTGATTGCGTCTGCTGTATGCCTGTGTCTACTCCGTCCTTGATTAGTTTAAGGACGATAGGGAGGTTTAGTCTGGCCATTTTGTGTTTGCTGTTGGCTGTTAGCTATTTGCTGTTGGCTAAAAGCTAGCTAATGGCTAAAAGCTAAGAGCTAAAAGCCTTCAAGCGTGCTTCGTTCCAATCGGTGGTGTCTTCGTCTGTGCGGTGTGCGGGGCGTGTCTCCTCGTCCCACGAAAAAGGTATGAGATCTTCGGGTCGCTTGATTTTCTTAGAGTCAATGTGCGGTAAGAGACCCATATACGACCATAGGCGCTCACGCTCTAGTCGCTGTTGCCTTTTGCGTTGGGTAGCCTCTATGTAAATAGTCAGTTCCCATAGCTCGGCACGCTCTAGTAGGTAGTCAGCAGGTACAACACCCTCGGTGAGTAGCTCGGTGACTACGTCTGTCAGCGTCCTAACCTCTGACTTCTCATCTCTAACCTCTGACCTCTCATCTCTAGTGTCTAGCCCGCTGTACTGCTGTAGGCTCGCTAGCTCTCGGGCTAGCTCCTTAGCCTCCTTAGCCATAAAGGCTGAAGCACCTAGAGTAGTCCGTGACCACTCGTCAAGCGTATAGCGGGTGTAGGCTTCGGTGGTGGTGCAATAGATTAGGGTAGCCCCGTCTGGCTCATCGGCGAAGATGCTACGACCCAAAAGACGCTCGTAGCGAAGTAGGTCACGGATTGTTATCATAATAGAGATTAGAATTTAGAGGTTAGAAATTAGAGGTCTAAACTCTAGCGTCTAACCTCTAATCTCTAGTAGCTATATCTCCGCCCTGTGGCTAGTGCTGGAAGACCCGTATTTTCTTCGCTCTGACTAGTCGTGTAGGACGGGGATAACGGCTAAAAGCTAGCCTAAGCTTCGCCAAGGGGCTTGCCTGCTCCGTCAAGGAGTGGCCCTGTACCCTTTAGTTCACAGCTAAAGCTCTCATACTCGCCATTGGAGGACTTCTCGTTTAGCTTGGTTATAATACAGTCGCCTTGGTAGTGGATAGTCCCCTTGGCAAAGGTCTTGGCACCCGTAGTATCTACGCCACGAGTCACGTCACACGCCATAATGCGTATGGGCTTGCGCTGTACGAGGGCTTTCATGAGTGCTTCTTTGGACTGATGCCCCGTGGTGGTAGACGTGAGTGCCTCGATAGAGATACTCCACGAGATTTTGCCCGGCATAGAGCTGTCGTAGTCACCTGACATCTTGCTGGAGACGTCTTTAGTGTCGACAGCTGTGTCTAGCGTGTGGCTGGTCGTGTAAGCGATGGGGTTGTCGCCGACGAATATCATCAGCTCTTCCCCTTTTCTGAGGTCTTTTGCCTCGCTGTAGGTTACTGCCATAGTTGTTGGATTTGTTTGTGTTGTACTTGGACTCGGCATGGTTGTATTGCCTTATTTAATTGCGTACTCTAGGATTTGGACGAACTTGCCCTCGTGGAGCGTCTCGCCACTGTCTTGTATGGTGATGGTTACACCACCCTTGCCGTACTCCTCTTCGTGTATCTTGGTCAGCTGGCGGTCTACTGCCTCGGCTATGTCTAGCCCTCGGGCGTAGTCGTCACTATACACCTCGATAATCACGCTGGTTGTGTACTCTAGTATGGAGAACTTGGTCTCTCGTGCCTTGTAGCTACTGCGGGTGAGGATCACGAAGTCGCCCTCGGTCTCGGGTGCATAGACTGGGTAGATATGCTCACCCACGAGCTGGTGCATCTCGTCCGAAGCGAGCAACCGCTCACGGATATACTCGGCTAGTCGCCACTTAGGCGTGTTATTGTCAAAGTGTACTCTCATAGCTTATTGACCTTCTCGATGACACCCGTGACGGCCATCTCTTGCGCCTTAGCTCCACTACCTGTGAGCGTGTCGCGCCAAAAGTAGCTGGCGGGCATACGTCCTGTGTACTGACCCGTTGTCTTCTGAAAGCGTGCCTTAGTACCTCGGTCGTGAAAGTGGGCGTGGTTCGCAAAGCTCCCGAGCCCTGCGATAGCGTCTACTTTCTCCCGCTTGCTCTTGGCGGTAAAGCCCCACACAAAGCGGGTAGCACGCTGATGCTCGAAACCTTTCCACCGCCTGAGATACTCAGCTCGCCCACGCTCTTTGAGGTATTTAGCACCTTGTAGAAAGCCCGCCTCTACTCGTGGGTCTTTATCAATGAGTGCTACTTGCCCCAAAGCTTCGTTGACTCGCTGGAGGTCACTGCGGGGTATGGTCAGGGTCATCTTCATAGGTTCACGCGCTCAGTGAAGAGGGTTATACTGCGGTCGCGCTGGTTGTAGTCCTGCATCGTGATACGGAAGAGTATACCCCGATAGCGTACCCGCTCGGCTCGCTCTGCCACAGGGCAATAGCGGATAATAAAGCGGGCGCCCATAGGGTCAAACTCCTCCTTACCGATAATCCCGTCTCGGTCATAGCGGTATATCATTCTGAGCTTACTACAGCGGACGGTAGCGAGCGTGCGCCAATGCTTGCGGACTGCTCCGCTAGCGTCCTGCGTGCGCTCCTCAGCGAGTAAATCGATGCGTTCCCTTAAGACCCCTGCTCTCATCGCTCTAATCGGTAAGGAAGTATCAGTGCGGAGAGCGTAAAGGGCACCTCCTGGGTGCGTACCGTCTCACCCTCTCGATGTGCATACAGACGGGCACACTCTAGGAGGATAGCGTGACGGAGCGGTGCGGGTAGTCGTCCCTCAGCGGTCAAGACCTCTGCGTAGGGACGATTGATCCACAGCTGGACAGCCTCCTCGCCCACCTCTATGAGGTGAGTGAGGTAAGCGTCCTCGTCGGCATACTCGATGTTGAGTTGCGCCTTTAGCTCATCTAGTGTGACGTGCTGTGACATAGCTTGCTGTTAGCTAGCTAGTGACTAGGAGCCTGCCTTTGCCTTGACTGCGACAAACGCCTCAGGGAGTAGGAGCTTAGCATCGATATCGGTGTTCAGCGTAAAGCGAACTACGTCCTTGTTAGCCTGAGAAATCGGGTCGATAACGAGGCGAAGCGTACCAAACTGAGCCACTGCGAGGTAGTCCCAGCAACCGAAGATGATAGCATCGGGGGTGATGAAGTTCGTTACGATGACGGGGTAGCCGTTCATCATATCGTTCTCGATGAGCATCTGCGGATTGCCCTTCTCGATAGGCGTACTCTTGAGTGCGCAATAAGCCTTGGCACCCATTACGTAAGCACCCTTCATCTGAGCGGGTACGAAGTTCTGCTCTAGTAGCTTGCTCTCTAGACCGACAACCAGCTTGAGGTTGAGGTCTGTAGGTGCGTACTGAGTAGCCGCATCAATGACGGGCTTCATAACACTATCGCCTGCACCGCCCACAGCCTTGCCAGAGAAGATGTACTCGTGGATAGTACGGGTCAGTCCCGTACTCATACCCTCGATTATCTCAGTGGGGAGGTTTACGGCGCTCTGATTGATGGACTGAGAGGTGACATCTAGAGAGACACCCACACGCTTGGGGGTCATCTTCTGAGCCTTGAGCGATACCTTCTTAGAGGTTAGCTCTACAGCCTCACCGACAAACTGCGCATCAATGGCAGCGATAGAGGGGAAGATAGGCTCGCCCTGCACGTTCGTTAGCACCTTACCGCCTAGCTTGTTTAGGACAAAAGCCTCGTGTAGCGGACGCATCAACTGCTGGTAGAGCTGGGGCGTGACGGACTTGACATCGGTCGTCATCGTCTCACCTGCTCGTAGCTCTACGGTCTGAGCCTTGCTCTGCTCACGCGCCTCGACAGCCTTGTCAAGGAACTCACGATACTCGTTTCGCTCGGGCTCGGGCTGGAATGGACGGAAGAGCTTATTCACCTCCTCCGTGCGGACTTCTCTCGTAAGATCCTCGACCTCGCCTAGGAGCGTGTCGTACTCCTTGGCGCGCTCCTCGGTGAGCTTGCCTGCCGTGCGCTCCTCCTCCATGGTGCGGAGCATCTCTCGCTTCTGTAGAAGCATCTCTTTCTTATTCATACTCGTTGTTGTTATAAGGGTTAATTAAGTTGTTGTATCTATTTCCTAGTTCTGGAAAGTCATTGGCTCGTGGCTCCTCATTGGCTGTTGGCTGTTGGCTGTTAGCCGTTGGCTCTGGCTCCTGCTTCGCCTGCATCTCTCGGACTGCCACACTCGTGTCGCTGTAAGCGGGGTCAGGGGTCAGCGTGATGTCATACAGCCCGCTTATCTTGGTTATCGTACGTAGGATAGTGCCGTCTGGCTGCTCCTCCATACGAGAGCCACCTTTCGCCACGGTAAAGGCGAAACTGCTACCCGATATATCGCCACGCTTGACTAGCTCCACAGCGGTATCGCCGTCTGCTGTGCGGGGTGCCATAAAGCGGTACTTCAGTCCGTGGTCGTCTAGCTCTAGCATTAAACTCCCTGCGCCTTTGTTGCTACGTCCTAAGACACGCTCTCTGTTGTGGTAGAGTAGTGCCTTGACATCGCTACTAGCTACTAGCTCGGGGGTGATAGCGTCTCGCTCGATAACCTCCACAAAGGAGCCATTACCAAAGTCCCATAGCTCGTTGCTACGGCTATTGAAGACCACGGCATAGCCCTCTACGATGCGGTCGTCTCCGACCATTTTTATCTCGCCCTCTAAGGAGCGTATCTCTCTATTCGTCTGTTTCATCTTCGTCATCTGTATCGTTGTTATTTCTAGGACTGCGGGGTGGTGTCGGCTCGCTGGGAGCTTTACCGCCAAGTCCGTCTAGGCGGAAGACGTTACAGCTCATAAAGGTCACGTCTCCACCCTCTATCGGCTCTCGACCCTCCTTGATGCGTACCTCGTTGGGGGTAAGAATGCCACTACCGATAGCACGCTCGTAGTACTCGCCTCGGCTCTTGAGGTCACTGACAAAGACATCGTCTAGGTCATACTCTAGCTTGTACTTGCGTCTAAGGGGGTAGGGGATAAGCTTACAGCTCATCTCCGTGCTTATCTGCCTCAGTATCGGCGCGAGTGTCTGCTGGTAAAAGCTAAGCTGACTTGTAGAGTTGTTCTTGTAGGTGCTTGTGTTGCCTCCGCTGACAAACACCATATCGGGGTGTACGCCAAAAAAGCGACAGATATCGTAAGGCGAGAATTTTCGGGTCTCTAGCAACTGCGCATCGGCTGGCGTTATCGATAGTGGCTTGAACTCCACCGTCCCTGGTACCTCGACTATCGCCTTACCGCTGGAGAAGTCACGAGACAAGCGGTTAGCCACGTTTTCCATAAAGCTGTCTTGCACAGCTCCGAGTCCTTGTACTACATTGGCACCCGTCACGATACCGCGCTGGGTATTGCCACTGCTTAGCCCGTCTAGCGTCTGACTATCTGCCGTAGCACTTAGACTTAGGGTTCTAGCCGCATATTGGATTGTAGATACACCTGTGTACCCACCGTCTAGACTGCGGTTCTTAATGTGGACTATCTGGCTAGGCTTGTAGCTCGCCACGACACCATTGTAGTAGTCGTTCACCCGATACAGACGCTCCTCGCGGTCGTAGAAGACTGCATCGGGGTCTAGTAGCGTCAGTGCATACACCTCCCCTGCTCGCCAATGGGGTAGGAGGTAGGCGTTCCCTTTGAGAAGTCTCTGCGCTACCACGGCACCCATCATATCAAAGAATGTCTGCTGGTCGTTAGCCATACCACAGAGCATATCCGATGTGGGGCTATCCTCGAACACCTTGAACAGCTCACCACTAGCTCGTCTCTTGTACCTCAGTGGCATCATCGCCACGGTACCGCTCAGTATATCCACGCATCGGTACACGGTCGGAAGACACATAGCCTGCTCAGCCGTCTGTATGCGCTCAGCAAGCCGTGGCGTACTGTAGTCGCATATCTGCACGGACGGCTCGCTACCGCTATTGGGAGCTAGTCCGACCATTTGCCTAAGCATCTTTACGGTCTTACTCATTGTTGCCTTGCTTGTATTGCTTGGTCAGTGTACGGAGCTGGGACTCTAGTCGCTTTTGGTTCTCTAGTAGCTTGTTATTGGTCGCTAGGAGCTGAGCGTTTTCCTCTTTGAGCTTGCTTATCTGATCCTGCATCGTGGCTTGATTGGCGAGCAGGTTGGTGTTCTCCTCGCGGAGCTTCAGCACCTCATTGTAGAGCTTGTTGACACGCTCACTGAGTATCGTGTTGGTATCGTTCATCTCTCGGAGGGCAACGGTGCCTGCCACACCGACCTCGATGGCCTGCTTTTTTCTGCCCCTCCAATACGACCACACGGCACTAATGGCTCCTATGATACCCGTTACAATGGTAGTCGCTGTGACTAGTAATATCTCGTGCATTCGTTGTATTGCTATGATGTTTCTACCATAAGCATTTAGCACCCCCTTTTTAGTACCATTGTCACACGCTCTGCACGTTTTGCATCATCCAGAAGCACATCACGTTGGTAATACAGCCGTCTATCTTGCCTAGCGGTTGTCGCTTGATAGGCTTGCGGTTCTCTAGCTTGTCCTCGTCTATCACCGCATTATCAAAGCAATAGGCGGTTATTGGGTTGCGCTCAAATGTTATCTGTCGTCTGTAGAGCGTAAGCTCCAAACTCTCCACGGGCGAGGTGAAAGCTCCATACGTCTGTGGCACGTCATACAAAAACTGCTTGCCCACGCCTGGCGTGTACTCTAGCATCTGTATAAATTCCCGCGCCTTGTACTTGTCGTAGCCGATACCCAGTATCGCAAAGGGCTTGCGTAGTATATCCTCCACGATGCGCCTATAGTCTATCACATCGCCATCGACCAAATGCAGATAGCCGTACTCTGCCCATCGCTTGTACAGCTCGCTATTGGGGTGGTTGCCTATCTGCCCCTTTGGGAAATAGTACTCAGTGATGCTGTGAAACGGCACGGACACTTCCCTGCCAGGCACGACACGGCCAGGCATATAGAGCAGATAGGTTACTGCGGAAAAGTCGTCCACAACAGAGAGGTCTACACTACACACGGCTCGTACGTTTCGGTAGTCCTCTACACTTCCCTCGGGTAGATAGAGTGCCTCTATCTCTTTGCCCTCTATCCACGACTTAGCACTATCCTCGGCAAAGATGTTCAGTAGCTTGTTCCTAAACGCTTTCATATCGGACGAGCTGAGGCGGGCTTTGTTCCACTCGCTCTCGTAGAAGTCCTCATAGACGGTCACACCGATATGCGGTTGTACCTTGCGCCACGTGTCGGGGTCGCCCTCATCGTCTCCCTCGTCTGGCTCGAAGATGTGAGCGAAGACGCTATCATTCTCGACTTCACCTCGCAAGATGCTTTTGTAGAGGCTGAGCATCTCATAAAATGGGGTGGCTGTCTTGTCGCTGGCGGTAGTTATCACGATTGTGAGCGGGTTGAGCCTTGCACCCATTGAGCTGGTGAGGACGTTCTTAAGGTCGGCACTCTCGCTCTGGCTATACTCGTCTAGGATTACGGTGCTAGCGTTCAGTCCGTCTAGCGCATCACTGTGAGACGCTAGGCACTCGGCAAAGCTTGTCTTGCCTGCCATTAGGTTGTACACCTTTTCCCTGTTCACCTTGAAGCGCCTCAGCTTAGGGTCTAGGTTCTTCAGTACCGACTTAATCACCGCAAAGCAGATTTGCGCTTGTTTGTAGCTATTCGCCGCTACATAGCACTGAGCGTTGCTGTCACCATAGAGGAGGTCATAGACGGCAAGAGCTGCTACGCTGGTGGTCTTACTAAACTTCCTCGGTACGAAGAGCAGCGCCTCACGGGTCAGTCGCTTGTCAGACCCTTTGTGGTAAAAGCCCATTATGCTGGCGAATTGGAACACCTGCACAGGGGTTAGCTTGTACCGCTCTTTGCCCTTTTTGCCCGGGAACTGCAAGTACTCATAGAAGACGATAAACCGCTTGACAGCTAATGGTCGCCACTCGTACCGCTCCATTAGCTTCACAAAGCGCACACCTGCCAATAGCTCGTACGCATTGTGTCTCTCGGGGTACTTCTTCAGCCCCAAGAGATAGGTGTATAGTCTTGCGTCAGCCTCCTTGCACTTGCTGGCGGGGAGCTTGCACGACTTGATGCGCTCGGTCGCCTGCTCCTTTAGCGTCATTGCCCTTGAGTAATGTTGTCTAGCTTGTCGGTCAGACTGTCTAGCTGGTCTTCGGTCGGTGCCATAGATGCTCGCACATTCATTGCGAGATCGTTCAAGGCTCCTCTCAGCTCCTTAGTCGTATCTCGGTAAGCGTTAAAAGCGGGGTTTATCTTCAACCTCGTATCGCCTGCGCTCGTATGCTCCTCAACGGTAACACCTTTCTCCTGCATAGACTTGAAAGCCTCATCACGCAAGTAAATCATCTGCGCACAGCTCATTATCAAGCTATCGTACAGCTCACTGTACAGCTTTAGCTCCGTCAGCACCTCCTTTATCTCCTCAAACTTCTTCTTCGCCTTATCCTCCTGCGGTGTCTCTGCACTCTTAGCACTACTCGCACGCTTTGAAGTACTCCTCGCCTTGCTGGTCGCTTGCGCCTCCTTGCTATTTGTTCTTCTAGTCATTGGTACTCATTCAGTTACTACCTATAAGCACCGCAACCCCCGTTTTTAGTACCAACCACGCACCCCAGCAGAAAGCCACTTCAAAACTTTCCCTATCTTTGCACCAGAAAGCAATAGGTATCTTCTTTTGGTGTTTGAGTATTATCGTTTTTGCTTTTTCTTTGTCTAAGCGTTAGTCCGCTTTGCTTTTTGTCCGTTTGTCCCGCTCCGTTGACCGCTATCTCTCCTACATATCCTCGGTCACGTGAGCGGGACTTCCTTTTCCTCCGCTCCACCAAAAAGACCCATTGACCGCCAAAAATCACACCACAAAGCCTCCTCAACCACCCAAAAAGCACAAAAAACAGCATACTCCGCTCAATTAACTGCCCAAAATCACACCACAACGCCACTTTTCCTTACTCTCTTTTCCTTACTCTCTTTTCCTTTTCCTCAAATTCTCCCCGTTTCCCACGTTTTTGCGCTGAAAAACCACATTTTTTTTGACCTCGCGCATAAAAATGGGGACGGGGTGGGTTTCGGTCTGCACCTCCCCCCCCCTTTTTGAAAAATCGCCCCCCTCCTGAGGGTCGCCAGTCGCAACGCCTGGAGGTACCCACGGGGGCCAGGCGGTGGCCACTCTAGGCACGATAAGACAACCACAAGCAACAGGCACGACAAGACGACCGACAAGAGTGGCGAGCAGGCACGACAACCGACTGCAGGAGGTGCCACAAGACGATAAGACCAACAACAAGGAGCAGCAGCAGGCACGACCGACCACGATAGACGACCAACAAGACAAGCAAGGTAATATAAGACGATATAAGAGGACTTAAGACGCTCCACACACAACACCACCACAACGGACGGCAAAAGCACACCACGAAGCAACCACGGACGGCACGAAGACTCTACACTATATATAAGAGTAGCAAGAGCAACGACAAGCAACAGCAAACAAGGACAAATAAGAGCAAGCAAGAGCAGATACAACGACTATACATTATATATAAGAGTAGGTAACACGACCAGCAAGAGCAGCACGACCACAACAAGACGACAGGCAAGAGCGAAACGAATCGAATAGCAGAAAATAAAAACGGAACTGAATATAATCTTTAGTCCATAAGTGATTGAAGTATAGCAACTTGATTTTCTGAATGAATTTAATTCCAAATTTTCTTGCGAAAACGCTTGCAAGTTCCAAAAGTTTTCGTACCTTTGCAGTGAACAAAACCGACAAGGGTTGTCACAACCTTAGTCAAACATATAGACGCACTGCCTCGCATCGTGGGTTTTCTGACTTTTATTGTCGGTTTTGTTCACCCCACTTTGCGGGGCAAACTTATATAAACCAAATCAATCAAAATGAACAAGACCGACAACCGCACAAACAGTGCAAAGGACAGCGCAACCAGCGCACGAACAACCGGACAGGCGGTAACAACTTACCGCAACGCTCTAGAAGCTACAGGCGTCAACCTCTTGGGGTGGCTAGAGGACTATCTCACGGACGAGTACGCACAAGACGAGTATTATCACCTACTTGACGAGCTGGCCGAGTCTTACGACCTCATAGACGAGGACGGCGAGCTGATAGACTTTTTCTGCACCTACGTCACGGACGCAACGCCAGAGCAGGCGCAACAGCTCCGGACCAATTACGATACTATATACATAGCATATAGTGCCACAATTGATAAGTACGTACTACTTACCACGTGGTGTGGCTGCTCTATGGAGCTGATACCAGTACGCACTCGCAACGCCTAACACTTCACGGGGTGCCACTGCAACAAGTGGCACCCCCCTAACCGAACACAACCAAATCAATCAAACGAAATACAAGCTATGAACCCCGCATATAACAACACCACCACGACAATACAGGAGTCCCGCAACCGCTACAATACACTACTCGCACAAGCTTTGGAGCGTATCAAAGCCCGCAAGACAGCACAAGAGCCCGAGGAGGTCACCACGACCGCCACGGACGTAACGACAACACCAACACAACAGCCCGAAGAGGTGACAAGCAAGTCACGCAGGCAAATTATTGAGGATATGCGAAGAAATGAAGGGCACGAAATATCAAGTTATATTATTCCACTTATCGCAGCAATGAGAAAGGAGACGGGCGAGCAGTGGAATGTACCGAAATATGGGGCGGTAATCGTCACTGCGGAGGACATACCGTGGTTTTTCAGATATTTCAACTACCTAAAGACCCAGCCCGCCCGAGATATTGAAGCAATTGAGACCGAAGCCCGCAAATTGAGGGTACAACTAGAGATGCGAATCAAATCAGGCAGGGAATTTCTACCCTATAGAGTAGAAATACTTGACATAGCCGATGAATATATTAGCGTAATAATTGAGCTATATAGCGCTAAGGGCCGCAAGGACGGAAGTATATCAGAGATTGAAATGCACGATATTATAGGCAAGCAAATTAGATACGCAATAGAAGCGTTTGACAAGACTGGCGACCGATTTTTCGGAATAAACAATATGGGTAGATACTTCAGAAACGTGGCCCGTATCTGTAATAACATCAAATCAGAACACAACGCAAAACACCCCGCCACGGCTCCACAAGCGACCGAAGAAGATACGACAACAGCCCCCGAGGAGGTCGCAACAGAAGAGGCAACAGCCGAGACGCCTGTACAGGAGCCAGAAGAGGTGACAACCGAAGAGGACGCAACACCAGCCCACGAAGATACCCCCGCAACAGATGACAACATAACCGTGTTGAAATACTGCGTAGAAAAATACGGAGAAATAGGTGCCGACTATCTGGACACACTAGACTATACCCAAGCAACCGAACAAGTATACAGTATCAAGAGAGGCAACACCGCAAGGGTTACCGAAAGGTATTGCACAATCGATGGCCGGTCTATATATGGACTATATAGACGATACAACAAGAATGGCAAACGAGCTAAATTTGTCGTAGTTAAGGACGGACAAATCATAGAGGAGAGAACATATGGACATAATAATAACTACTACAAAGTAGAGCTAAAAAACCCGAAGGACGGTCAGGGATACATACGATACCAAGTAGAGGACGGCAAAGTAACACGGGCCGAATATCTACTAACAAAAGATGATAAAAAGCCCCTATCCGTAGTATTTGACGACACAAACAGACCCGCAACGCCTCGCGACCTACCCGCCCCCGCCACGACAAGCAAGACCGCAAAGGAAGCACCCGCCACGACTGTACAGGAGCAACCGACAAGCAAGACCGCAACAGCTCCAACGACTGAGGAGGTAACAGCCCCCGAGGAGGTGCAAAAGGTCACGGCAAGCAAGCAAGAAGACGATACCACCCCCTATTGGCTACTTCTTGAAAACGAACTGAAGGCACAGCAAGAGGAGCAAGAGCAAACACTCGCAACGCCTGAGACGACAAAGCAAGAGGAGCCAATGCACGCCCCCCAAATGCTTAAAAAGGTGATTGAAGAGCAGAAAAAACGCGCCTCCGAAGGGACTAACACAATGCCACTAAAAACAGCCGTGGGAATGACCACGGAAGTACTAACGAAAGAGCAAGCAAAAAAGTTACTAGGTGACGACTTTAGCGACTATAATACTTACATACTTGTGGACGGGACTTATGTGGTACGATTTGACCGCCCCGAACTGAGCAACACCCTATACATAGACGATGAGAGTAAAGAGTACAAAGAGTACCAGCGGGGCAATATATCTGCGGTTGAGTTGTGGCGCAATGATGCGATAAGACTAAACGACCCCGCCCGTGACCTTGATACTATCAAGCGCATCCCTAATTGCCTGAAGGTGCTAAGGGGGAAAAATAACGTCCTAGAATTCTCCAAGTACGGCGGTCGTCACGGACAACAAATAGCAAATCCCGATGAGGTGGAGATATATAAGGCCGCAGCAAGAGAAGCAAGAGAAGCATTTACCAAGCGACTAGACAGCTACATAAGACGATACGGCAAAAAGATATACGTACATTCCTACTGGGCTAACCGATAACAACAGGCGGGCGGGGGGGGAGCCCCGCCCCCCCCCA